GATCGGAAGAAATTTTTCTGCTAAAGCAATTGAGTTTGGCATTTAAAGCTCCTTATTTTTTAGACTTATTTTTTAGACTTATTTTTTAGATTAGTCTTCGACTGGCAGATTTGCCGCCTTTCGTGCGGCCATTACCGCCGAGTCAGTTAGTGTGGTTTTTCCCTGCCCCTTGGTCACAACCTTGGGCGTGGGTTCATCGGATTCAAACAAATAATCGTTACCTTCCTGGATGGTTTTCAGCTGATCTTCCAAGCCGATGATCTTCCCGTCATTGAATTTCAAGGCTTCCATATCCAACAAGGCTTTGACAGCCTTCGGATTTTTCGCCTTGGCTCCAGAAAGAGCGCCTTCAAGGGCGTGGTCAAACTTCAACCTCTCGATCTCCGATTGCGCTTCAGCCTGGGCCTGTTCAGCCTTGGCTTTCCATTCATCGGCCGCCTGCTTGATTCCGTCCACGTCCAGGTCTTTGAAGCCTTCAATCGCCTTGGTCGCTTCCTCAAGCTGTCCTTGCAGGGTTTCCGCCTGCTTTTCAGCTTCTGTCAGCTGGGTTTTATGGGCTTCGATGTCCTGGCCGTGCAGTTTCATGATCTGATCGATCACACCGTCCTCTAGTTCCAGAGCTTTCAAATCTTCACGTTTCATATTCGTTTGTCTCCTTTTCGCACCTACGCTTTTTACGTGGTTGCCTCACGCAGTGCCCAGCGCTTTTACGTTTGCCGGATAACGCAAGTTTGGTAAAAACAAAAAAGCCACGCCCTCAAGATTTCTCTTGAAAAGCGTGGCTGGTTGTCCAGTCCTACGACTTCGGGTGCACCTTTTTTTGATGGTGCTATTCTTCTACCTTACACTCTAATTATAGCATAATATTCTTTAATTTTAAATTGATCTTCAATTATATCAGTCAATTTTATCAGTCACATGATCAGTCATACACCTGCTCCCGTGGGTATTGGCGTTGCAATCCGGTTTGATTGATAAAGTCCCGCATCTTTGCCTGGAGAGCTCTGATCCGGTCCTTCTCTTCAATGTTATCCAGGCCGGCCGCATCAACGGCAGCTGCTTCTCGCTTGGCTTCCCGGATCTGACGCTCGATCCGCCGCTGGGCCTGGGTGCCCTCATAGAAGCTCATTTCTTTGTCGTTATAAGTGACTGTCCGGCTGGCAAGGTCCTCAAGGTCGGAAGGATCATAAAACTGCTCTGAAATACCCTTAAAAAAAGGGAAATGTGAATGCCGGCAATTTATCCCATAAAGCCCGGTGATCGTACCATAGCCAGTCACCTCATAGAAGTTAGGATACTGAGTATTCTCTGGATCAGTGCCCCTGGTAAATACCTTTCCCTGCCACATCTCATGATTCTCGGGCACGTCCCCCTTGTCCCTCGCCCCAATGTGTGCACTGGTTTCAACCAGGTCGGTCCCCATTTCGTCTGCACGGGCCTCGGTCATCTCACCAACCGTCTGACCTACGCCGGTCAGGACCGCCCGCCGAGTAGCCACGTCAATCTTATCCCGATGGCCGCTCTCGAAGTAGATCACCTCCAATCCTTTACTTGCCGTCTCTTTGACGGCCTCTTTGATGGCTGTATTATAGTCCAACGCTCCCGTGCTGATCTGCATATAAGCCAGGTCGGTTGCATCTAAAAAGGCTTCCTGACCAGAAACCGCTGTGGTCAGAGTCAGATTTCGCAATAATCCCTGTGTTTTCCGCAAACCGATGACAAGCGCATCCATTACCTGTGGGGAGAGATTCAAGGGAAGTGGATCCAAGCCTGCCGCCCGGTAGATCATATCGTCAAATCGGATTGATCTGACGCCAGCCTTCCTGAAGATCATACTCAGTATCTCTTCTGATTGGCCGGTCAGCTCAGACAACCGCCTGATGATCTCCTGATACAGTAGCCCGGCTTCGTTCAGCCGCTGCACTTGCCAGGCTGCACTGGTGTAATCCAATCCGGCAATCCGCCTGGCAATGTCTTCAAGAACTGAGATATGAAACCGCTCAAACAGCTCCAGGATAGGGAGAGGGAGTACATCCAGCTCATCAGCAGTTAACATTCGTAAACGCCTTCAGTATTTTTGAGAAATAATCCGGTGAGACATCCTCTGATTTGAATATGACTATATCGTTAGAATTTACAACGGTCACCATAGCACGGCCGTTCTGAATATCTCCATTCACATCCATCACAGCTTTTTCAGCATCCGGAACATCGGTTGCAATTGCCTTATGATCACCGATCCCAACGCCCATCCGGACCTTAGCAGTGCAACCGTTCTCAAAAGTAATGTCAAACCCCTGGCCGTTGATTAGTTTAAACATTGATTCCTCCTCACTGCTTGGTCCTCACTGTTTGGCTCTCTTTGTTTATTCCTCACTCGGTATCTCAAACATCGGTTGACGTTCTTCCTCAACCAACCCCAGCATCTTCTTGGCCTGATCTTCCGACTCGCCAAAGTTGCGCATCCGGAACTCGACCTTGCTCATGATCCCCTGGCCAACCAGCCGGCTGTCATGGGCCTGCTGAGATTCCTTATCAACCACAATCGAATCATCCCAGTCAAAGCTCACATCATAAGCGCCCCGTGGGGCCAGGTTGCCGATCGTGGCCCAAACGTCCATTGCATACAACAACCGGATCAATGCCTTTTCAAGCGATTTCTGAGTATCAGTTACGGTCGATGCGGATCGTTGTTTGCTGATCTTGATCTCAGTGGCCGTCTTATCCACATGCTGCATATCCGAGAGCGTCCCGTAGGCCAGGCCGCACGAGAACTCGATCTTGCGCAAGATCGCTTCCAGGCCATTCAGTAGGGATTCCTCCCTGAGAGTTGGCGCCCACTCTTTGAAATATTCCTCACCGGATAGATCGCCTATCCTGGCCGATGAACCCAAAGACCGGTAAAGCCGCTTGTTTGGTAAGGTTTTCTTTCCATCGCTGTCCTGCCCTAAAGCCAGCTCGTCAATGAAAAGCGCCATCTCGCCAGCTTCAAACTCCCACAAAAACCGGGACCATTGGAAGTCGGCTTGCCGGATCAGATCGGTTGCCCTGGAATAGCACGATACACCCAACGGGCTGTCAGGGTCAATATTGTTGGATAGCGGATAGCGGAAGTAAGCGAATAGAGGGCGATCCACACCGGTGATCAGGGCCTCGGGTTCAATCTCCGCCCATTCTTGCACACTTTCCAGGGAGATCTGTGATCCCAACGTATCAGAATTGGAGGACTTATAAGCTTGGTTGATCACCCGGCAGCCGGCATCTTCCATCGTATGATATTCCAACCGGGTATACCAATATTGGCCCTTCCGCCGCTGATCCACAAACACAGCCGATGTAATATCACCGTCCGTGTCAAAAGCCACCGGGTAGAACTGATCCGCATGAACAAAATCCACAGCGATCTTATCGCCGTCAACATAGGGCTTCATCATCAGGCCGCCCTTGGCACAGCCATATTCCACCTGGTCACGCAATTTGTCAATCACACGCTGGAACTGCTCTTCCAGGAATATCGCCCTGGCCGATCCGGTGAAAGTAGCGTCCATCTCGATCGTCACAGAGCGAGCGATCTCATTGGCAATGCCAACACCCAAATTCATCGAGTAGATGTCATTGGGTCCTTTACGTGCAAGGTCATAGTTCACCCAGGGGGCTTTATTCTCATAGATGTTGGTCCAGCGTTCCAGCTCGGTTGCCATATCCGAACTGATGGCAATATCCACATTCAACGCTTGTTTGAGGTTCTGTTTTCCAATCATTTTGTTTATCCAATCGCTAATAATGCTGAATAACTTTTTGAACATTACTGACCTGCCCTTCGCCATAGCAAGTTCGTGGCGTACCGAATGTCGTCAATGGCATGGTTGTTCTTGTCAGGATAGGCGCTGATGAAATTACCGTCCTTATCCATCTCGTATTCGTAATTTCTAAATTCCTCTGCATGATAAGGCGCTCTCTTGGGATCCATGACAATCTTAATCGACTGTAGCCACTTCATCGAATATCGCACGCTGTCGGGCCCCTTCTCCGCACCTCTCACATAGGCACCAAAGGAACGGAAGTCTGCAATCGATTTTGGTTCAGCACTGTCAGGAATTAAAAGCTGTTTAGGATCATAGCCGGCTTCGAGAATGTGATCATAAAGCTCCCGGTTGCTCTCCTTCCAACCTCGATATTCTGAGAAGATGTAAAGCGTCCGCTTCGCCATGTCAAAATGCGCTTTGCCATAACTGGCCGGGTCAATGGTGTAGCCCCAGTCAAGTCCGTGTAAGATCCGATCAAACTGCTCGATCTCTTCATCAGTGATTTCACGCAATTCAAGGTTGTCAAAGACCATGCCGCCCAGGGCAACCGCTTCACCCAGGTATTCATGTTTGTAAGCATCCAGATTGGTTTCTTTGACATGCTCAGCCTCCCGGATAAAAGCCTTCCCCAACCAATCTTCTGGCGCCTCAAGATAGGTGCTGGTATGTACGAACCGGTCAGAGTCCGGCATTTCAAGCCATTTATAAACCCAGTTGTTCTTGGAGCGTGGCGGGTTGAAGGAATAAAGGACAACCACATCATCGCCGCCCCGGATGGCCGATTGGTAGATCGACCGAATGGCGTTCTCCCCGTGGAATTGATCAAGTTCCTCATACCAAAGAATACCAATATGACCAAATTTGGGTTTGATCGATTTGATCTTGAGAGGTTTATCGCCGCCCCGGAAGTAGATCTTCTGACCGGTTGGAATATACGTGATCTCCAGCGGCGAGGTCGTGCACCTGAATTTATCCTCAAGCCCCAGGTAATTAATCGCCCATTCGATTTGAGCATATACTGAGTCTCGAAGCGTGTTCTGCACCTGTCGCAAGGCAAGTGCATGAAAATCAGGATTGTTTATCAACTGATCGATCAATGCCAATGAACAGAATGACGACTTGAGGGACCCTCGACCGCCTTTTTCTACAAATTTCGTGTATCTATGAGCTTTGATATACCGATAGACTCCAAAATAAGCCGGACCAATAGCATCAGCTGGCAGCGTAAAGGTCAACTCAGTATTTTTTTCTGTAGAAACGCTCTCTTCCCGGGTCAGCTGATTGATCATCTGAGTCGGTTTACCTCACCGGATACCGGCGGGACGATTTCAGGCCTTTTGTTTTGACTTCAGCTGCTTGGATCCCGGCTTCCTGCAGCCGCATCATCACCTGGATGGCCACCTCAGTTTTTAGCCGCTGGGCCAGGTTATTAATATGATCACGCTCTTCTGGGGACCATTTATAGAAAGTCGCCTTGGAAAACCCCGCGTTGGTATAGCCATCCTTATCTGTGGTGACTTTAGATCGCTCCAACACATAAGAACGTTTGAGGTCGCTGTCTAATTTTTCAATCTCGGCTCTTAAATCCGTCAAATTTGGCATAGTTAAGGTGATCTCAAGGTTACTAAAGGTTCAGGAAAGTTCTTAAAAGGCTCCTTTTTGTCTATTCCTGGTTTTCTCCAAATACGATATCTTCAAGGCGTTTTACCCGTTCCTGGAGCGTCAGTATTGGCGTGCCCGGATCGGGTTCACCCTCCATAACCGTGATGCGTGTCCATTTAGTCAAAGCGGAGATCCATCCGATAATCCCATCCACTTCGATTTCATCCCAGCCGCTTTGCATATTTTTGGTATGATAGGGGCCAGAGTCGGCAGCCGCCGCCAGATACCCATCGCCAACCGGTATCTTGTTTCCACCAGGCCGCTCTCGCACAAACGAATTGCCTAACATCTCGATCACATAGGTCACATCTTCAGGCTCCGGGTCCTCACCAGCAAACTCTTGGCCAACCCACTCGTAATACTGGGCCTTGCTGCCATTGAAGCGGTTCATATCAAGACCGCCGGTGTGTCCTGGCAGGCGTCCACGGTCCGTGTGCTGGTGCAGCCACCAGGTAGGCCAACCGCCCGTTTTCGGCATCAAAGGGATAGACACGCCATAATGAGCAACCCACAGCCTTCGCGAAGATAAAACCGAAGAGCGCATGATCGTGTCCCACTTACTGGCGCTGGAATACACGTCCATTTGTTCTTCGATCAATTCCTCAACCCGGTTATGGTAGTCCAACACAACCTGCGGCTTCAGAGCAGTACCAGGCCGGGTGTCCTCAACATCGTTCCAATAGCCAAGGGGGAAAGCGGGAATAGCATGAACTTGTCCAAACCCATTTCCTAAATCCTCAATCTTATATTTCTTTTCCCTGACAATTTCAGCAAATACCCGCGCCTGTTCGTGTGCTGATAGATTACCAATGATGTAGTGATAGCAGCCAATCGGCACTTTCAAGGCTCGGAACTGCTCATAGTGCTGATCAAACATCGTGTCTTTCCAGATACCATAGGCCGTACGCAATATCACCCCATCAATTTGCTCAGCTAAAACAGGGTAATTGATCCCCTGCTGCCAATATGAAATATCGATAATTGGTTTCATTTCTTTTCCTCCACACAGCCAGGGTCAATATCATACTTTTTCATCAAACGTTCTAGCTCACGAATACGGGCAGTAAGACGCTCGATCTTAGCATCACGTTTTGATACTTCGCCGCGCAATACTTGGATTTCATCTTTGAGGTCTTTGACGGTCATGTCCCTCTCTTCTTCAATGTCTTTGATGCGCTTTTCAAGCCTGTCAAATTCTTTATGCCAATAATCCTGCAAATCAATATTTGTTGCTGCCTTCGTTTTCCCCCTGTTGGCAAGCCAGTTGATGACCGCAACCCCCACACCGCCAGTCAAAATCCAGCCGATAACTCTCAATAATTCCGTTAATTGCTCTGGTGTCATGTTTCACGCCTTGCTAATCGTTGGGGCCAGAGCATAGATGAGTTTTTACACCCTGGCCCCATTGCCTCATAAAATCATCATTATAAAATCGTCTTTTATCTCCCCATTTCTGGTGGCAAGACGACCGGATCGCTGTTGAACAGCGCCTTCACCTCCGCTTCAATCAGGTCTGAGATTTGCTCCACATCAACCGAAATCCCTATACGCTCAAACCAGGCCTGCGCTCGTAGTATTGCCCAGTCTCGTTTGTCTTCAATCTGGTCAGGGTATGCTTCGGCCATCTGTTCAGCTGCCATTACAACAGTTTCAATTACATAAGAAATCCAATAGGCTTCATCAGGGTTTTGCAAACCGAACTTTTCCCATTGCGCTTTGATCTGCCCGTAAGCCCAGGTAATCGCCATCAATAACAGCGGCAGGATCAGAAATTCGATCAGCGCTTGAACAAACACACTGACCGGCCCCCGCAGCTCCGGTAGCAATTGGCCCTCCGGCGTGCAGGCTCAGCACCAACACGATCATAAAAAGAAACTTTAGTACCTTCATGGATCACCTCCAAAATAGTGGATTAAACAAAAAGCCCGGAGCGCATCCCATTTATAGGGACACACTCCGGGCCGGTTGACCGGTCCTCAGAGATTACATGAGGATATGTCTGCTTAAATTATAGCATATTTATCATGAACTTTTCACTTTTCTACTGACACTCACTCGCCAGGTATCAAGTTCACCTTTGAACACAATAAAAGTCAGCTCACCATAACCCTCTTCAAAAAGATGATTGAAATCGTCCTCCAGTTGCTGACGCTGATGTTCAGGGATGATCTTGATAATATCAAACAGCGTCAACTTTCCATCGGGACGTGCAGAATAACTTAAAGCCTGATTACTCAGTATCTTCTCCTGATATTTATGATATACTTAGGTTGTCAACCGGTTGTAAGTCAGTATCATAAGCATCATTTGAAAGCCCTGAGCGTTTCTTTGAGCAATCTTTAAGCAATCAGGGCATTTTTTATTCAAACAGATTTATTCAAATATAGGTTCAAACTCCTTTGCTCGTTGATGCCAATCCACTGGCAAAGTAACGCTAAATTGTTCAGCCAAAGCTGCCAAATAGTTTGCAAGCTCAATCGGACCCTTTTCCAGTATTTGCCAGGTAATTACACGGTCAAGACACCAGTACGCAAATCTGGCCTGTAAGCCCTCAACCTTTTCATGCCGATCGGCGATAAACCATTCCAAGAAATTGATGTGGATTTCATCAAACAACCTGGAGAAGACTGGTGCGGCAATCTGCACTAAGAATTCATCGCTGGCATCTCGCCGGAGGCTTTCCTTTTTCCAGTCAGAGATTTCTTCTTTCTCTTCCCCGGCTTTGACCAACAGCTGGATCGCATTCAGAGCCTCTTCGCCCACACACACCAGCTTTATTAGATTGCTATCTGTGAAAGCATGGCTATGATAAGACTCGTCAAATTTCAACCGCAAGCAATCCGATTTTTGTTCATAATCGACATCACCATCAGCTTTTTTGTAGATCGAAATGCCCATTTCCTCTGATAGCTCGTTAATCGCCTGATCCATAAACTGCTGTTTTCGCCAACTCCAGCAAGGTTTGAATCCACAATAATGAGTTTTGTTTTTGACCAGATATAAAGGACATTGCACACAGGTATGATACTGGTCCACCAAAACACGGAAGATCTCTAAAAGCCGAGCGCCATAATGTTTAGCATTTTCTTCCCATTGGACAGGATCATTCTGATAATGAGCAATCATGGATCGAAAATCTTCATCATCAAAAAGAAGAGCAATTTCTTCATCTAACTCAGTATTTTCTCTCTTAATTTCCTTTTCCAACTCCTGTTTGAAAATATTGGTAGCGATAAAAAGATATTCTTCTTTATCAAAAGCTTCTTCATCAACAGGCGGTACCCAATCATTCAGTTTCCAGAGGTGATCCCCCGCTCTGGGCTCTCCCTTACCCCAGCTGGGAAACATCTGATGCA